ATAATATAATCTTACATTACCTGCGCCATCATCATCAAAAAAGCATTCGTTAGCATTACCATCTACTTTAAATCCTGATGAACTTAATATTCCACCTGAACTTGACATATGACCAGAATGTGGATTATATAATGCATTTCTAAAATAGATATTATATTTTGAAGATGTACTAATTATTGGTTGGAAATCTTTTCTTATTTTAACAGTTGTAATGTTTGATAAAATACTGTCATCTGCACCATCAATCAAACCTGTAACTTTTGAATATCTGAATACTGCGTCAAACTTTTGTAAAGTAGAAGCATTATAAGTTGTTAACTTATCAATAACATCTGCCTTTATAGTATCAGAAGTTTTTGCTGTTGCCTTTGCGTCATACTTAACATTTGAAGTAATTAATACAGAAGTTGTTTCTGGATCTTTTATAACTGGTCTTACTGAAGCAACGTTATATGGTTTTAATTGAGTTACAATATCTGCTTTTGATGTATCTGATAATACTGTTCCTGATTTTCCTTTAATTGAAATATTTACAACACCATATTGTGGAGTTTCATCATCTTCACCACCCCACGCACTTACTGAATTTGCATTTGGATAAATTGATTTAACTAAAGTTTCATAATCAGTTGCTGTAACTGCTCTATCTTGAGCAGCGTATTGTAAAGGTGCATTAAATTTTATTGAATCATTTGTTTCTGAAATTGCACCACCTGATGAATTTGAATCAGTTGTTATAGTTACACTTGTAAAACCACCAATGTTTCCTGATAATGAAAATTTTGAAGCACCATTTGATTTTGTTGTATTAGATACAATGTATTCTAATATAATAACATTACCATCTTCTAATTTATTACCTGTTACACCATCACCAAAATATACTTCATACTTATTACTTGGACCTTCTTGTATGAAATAAACTTTTGAATCACTTGCAACACTATTATAACCACCAACTAAAGAATAAACTTTTTGTGTTGTATCTGTATTACTATTTTGAACGGTAACTTTTAATGTTGAAGTATCTGCTCTATCGCTAGGTATTTCAAATTTTTGGTCAGGATCATTTGCGTCATATGTATATTTAAATGTAACCAATGTACCTTCATAAAGAGGTACGTTTTCAAATTTATAAACTCCATTTTCTGGTGTGATTGTTATATCTGCGTTAGTTACATATTCATAATCTGTTTTATCAACTGTAGTTGTAAAAACTGTTCCCTTCTGCATAGTTACAGACGAACCTGTTGCGTTATTAACAACAACATCAATTTGTGCTCTTGGTGTTCTAGGAGATGTAGGAGTATATCCTAACATCTTTGCTAATGAAACAATATTTTTTCTTATGTCTGCACTATCCAAATACATTTCGTTTGTGGACATATTTGCAATGTAAGACATATAGTGAGTATTATAAGATAGAACATCTAATAAAATATTTAAACTTGAACCTTCAAAATCATAATCTTGAAATTGTGTTTGACTTGATAAAAAAGTTTTTAAATTATCTTTTATCTTGTCAAAATCTAATTCTGATATTTCTAATTTATGTTGCGACATCTTATCTTAACCTATGTAAATTTATTGAAACTGTTTGTGGTGTTGGAACTCCTATAATATCAAAAAAAATATCTACAACTAATCTATTTTGGTCAATCTCATTTGAACCAAAATGAGTTGCGTCATTATCTTCTATTCGTACCCCATTATTAAAATCATCTCCATTTATTGTAATACCAGTCAGTTTAATTCTTGGTTCGTTATTAATTAAAACTTCTTCTATTTTTCTTTTAATATATATTGAAATTACTGGATTGTAATTTTCAAATAACATTTCTCTTATACCACAACCTAATTCTGGATGCATAGCACGTTCATAGAAATTTGTTTGTACTAAATTCCTTACAGACCTTTTTATTGCTATTGCGTCTTCAACTACATTAATATCATTAGTAACTGGATGTCTTCCGAAGTCTAAATCTATATCTCTAAACTTCCTAGACTGTCTTTTACTAGAACTTTTAACGTGTTTTGTATAATCGTCTAAAAATGCTTTATTGGTTTGTGCCATAACTGTAATATTTATAACAGTTATCCCGCTCTTACGTTATTTGATCCATCAATCATTGCTCCCATATCATAAGAATCTCCAACTCTTGCGACAGGTTTATTTTCAGCTCTAACTGTAGAGGACCCTATGTTAACTTTACCCATATGTGGAATACACGGTGGTATTAGTGATGGTATGGTATGTGGTAATGTAGGATCATTAAGTCTAGCAACTGGTTTATTATTTGCTCTAACTGTATATTGTGTTGCTTTAACACCTATAACAGTATCACAACCGTGACCAGTTGCTCCTAAATCTAAATCTCTACAAAGCTTTGGCATTATACCAAAATCCAAAGAACAACGATTACTACTGCTGCCCAATTAGGTATATCTTTTTTATTTAACCAATTTTTAATTGATTGTACGTCTATCATATCTATCATTTTAACTCTACCTTTCCTCCAGCGGACTCTATGTCTGCTTTAATTTTTTCTGCTTCTGTTTTATCTAGGTCTGATTTAATTTCTTTAGGTTTCTCTATGCATTCTTCTACAAAATTCTTTGCTTCAAGTAATCCCATATCTTTAAAAGCTCTAATTGCTTTAATGACACCGATTTTCTTACCTGCGTCAAATCCAATTAAATTAACATTGAATAAACTTGCTTCTGCTTTTTCTTCTACAGGTGCAACTGCGCTACCTTGTAATTTAGCTAAATCTAAATTCCAAGTTTTCTCTAATTTTTTTGCTAATTCACCTGCTTCAACTACTGTTAATTTTCCTAATTGTTCTATTAATGTATCAATATTTGACATATTATTTTCCTAACTTATCTTTTCTACCAATAGGTAGTTTTTGCCACTTTGTCATCTCTATACCCTTTTTACTAATCCATTCAATATAGATTAATTTACTTTTTACTTTGTTTTGAAAAGATTTAACTGCCTTTTTCCAACTCATAGCAGTTACTTCTTCATTAATTTCTTTATTATCAGTAAATTTAAACGTTCTTTCTTTTGACATTCTGTTTGCTCAACTTTCTTTTACATTTTTTATCATCACATCTGCAATATTTACAGATTTCTATTTTTCTAGCTTCCATCATTTCAAATTTAGGTTCTCCACAATGGGATTCCCTACCACAATTATTGCAATAAGTCATAGTGTTATATTTATATTAGAAATTACAATGAGCTATAGCACTTCTAACGTTTGTTTCTTTTAAATTTTCTGAATTTTCAATTGCTGATTCGCCGATTCGTTCATAATCGGGTGCCACTTTGCAATTTTTAAGATTTCCGCAAGAAATTAGAACAAAAAGAGAACAAAAAAGTAAAAAAGTATTGATTTTCTTGAATTTTTTTAACATTTTTTGAATTTTTCCCTTGACTTTCTTGAATTTTTAGTATATATTTATCGTATAAGTTGAAAAGGAGAACATTATGAAAAAAATACTTGAATATTTAACTATTATTTTATCAATAGGAGGAACTTTCTGTCTAATCGGCGCTGTCGGTGCAATTGACGGAGGTTATCACGGAATTCCTATGAACGATAATTGGTTTTTATGTGGTACTTTGTCTTTGTTAGGATTTGCTATGTTTATTTTAGCACTATACTCGCAAACGTTGTATTCTGAACAAGACTAATCAATAGAATCTAATAAAGTCGCAACTAGGTGAACTCTTTGAGTCTCACCACCATTAAAAAAGTTGTGATATTTCGTATTATCGGTAATATAACCATTTCCATTAGCTGGCATATGAAAACTATCGCCTTCAATAACCATTCTACTACCACCATTTGTTATCATTGGTATATGTAATCTCTTTTCTGGATCACGGTGCCAACTTAAACAACTTCTAGGTGGTTTCATTAGAAAACGAACACGACCTAACTTAAATCTTAATGTTAAATAATCGTAAAGAGTCTCAACATACGTGCCTTTAAATTCTGGACAAATTTGGGTGTATTTCTCTTCTTCAACTTTTTCAAGTCTTTGTTCTTCTTTACCTGAATCATCTGGATAGGTCCAATATAGACCTCTTACTTTAGGTCCAACTAAAGAATTTGGATCACCAGGTATTCTATTCACGCATATTGCGTTGAAGTCTATATTATCAGGATTGTCTGTAGAAAAACCTTTTGATTCTTTAAAATGTTCATAACAAGCTATTAGCTCCTCTAAATTAACATCTAGGTCTTCTACCGTTTGGTAGTATTTACTCATTTTTGGTCTTTCGTAATTGTATTATTTGATTTGTATTCTTTAAATCAGAAAGTTTTGGACTTTTGGAATAATGGTCTACAATACATAACCAACATTCCTGGTGAGCTGGGTCTCCATCACGCAACTTCTCTTGTAGTTCACAGCGTTTTTCCCTGCAAAAACTATATTTTCCTTTTTTAAATTTAGGTAACTTATCAATTGATTTCATTATTACCTCCTATGTATATTTATAGTGATATTGCTCATTACCAAAAAGATTTGATTTAGAACAATTGATTCAAATCAATCTACTATTTATGAGTGATTTTTTGCTAAACGTCTAGCTCCGTAAGTAATCATATAATCACAACCTGCTCTTTTGAATATTTGATATGTTTCTTCTAAACTACCAGGAGCACCTATACCTAACCATTCTCCAGATGTTTGATATGCACCACAAGGTTTACCAGTTGCTTCTTTAATAGGTTTAATTAAGTCTAAACTTGTCATACCTGGTTTAACCATTAATTCATCTGCACCATCATTTGAATATTTTACTGACCTTGCAATTGCACCTTCTCTATCATCAACATCTAATTGATATGGTCTATGAATACCTTTTGCTATCTTCATAGCACTTCTCCAATCTCTATAAAATGTAGAACGAAATTTTGTACTATAACTCATAACTTCTATATTACCATCTTTTAAAGATTTAATATTCTTAACTGTATTATCTTGACAATCACTTGGTGCTATTGTAGCACCTGACGCTGTGTAAATATCTTTTGCTGTTTGTGCTAATAATTTATCTGTTTTTTCTTGGTCACCTATAATACAACAATGTCCATCTTGCGTGTATGAACATAAACATAAATCTACAATCAATCTACATTTTGGTTGTATATCTCTTGAAAGACTAGCAGCAGTTACACATACTTGGTCAAACTTATGTGAATCAATACCTTCGTTGCCTCTATGTGTATCTGCTTTCTCTCCTAACTTAAATTCTGGTATATAAAATAAAAGAAATTCTTTTACACCTAAATCCATATCTTTCTTAACACGTTCATTAACTTCTTTCCACGCATTAAAGATTTTATTATCTTCTCCAAGTCCAGTTTCTCTTGTAGAATAACTAGCGAATATCGGTTGAATTAATCTCATTTTAACCAAGCAACTCTTTTGCCGTCTGCAATTCTTTTATCTGCAATTTCTTTTGTTGCAGGATATCTCCACGCCCATACAGCACATAGAAACATAAAACCACTTGACCATAATAATGCATTAAGATTATGTGTACTATGCCAAAGTATTGCTAATGAACTTGCCATAACAAGTACCATTGAATATTTTGCGTATTGAGGAAATACTTTATACTTTGTCCAACCTGTTAGAAACGGTCCAAAGTATTTGTGATTGTATAACCAATCGTGCCATTTTTTAGATGATTTAGCAAATGCCCAAGCGGCAATCACTAAAAATATACTGAAAGGTATACCTGGAGTTACTACACCTATATAGGCAAGTCCTATACAAATAAATCCTATTGTCATATAAAAATATTTTTTTAAATTCATATCAATCTCCTTTTGCTGAATTTGCTAACATTTGATGGTTTCTTTTATACATCAATGCTGTTCGTTGTTGTTCTTCGTGTGGTGCTACTAATTTAAATTTAGATATACCCATTTGTTCATATTTAGGTAAATCAAAATAAAATTGGCTCCACGTTATATCATCATTATAAAAAGTACGTTCCATACCTAAATGAATTAAACTACATCTCATTCCTTTTCTTTCACTTCTATTTATTTTAGAAGTTGTACCATAACAAACTTTACTAGGACAATTATAAGAACACTCTATATTCATAAACAATCTTAATAAATCTTTTCGTTTAATACTTTCTATAAATTTTAAATCATCATTACTATGTATAGGTAAAACAATCGTATCATATAAATTCTTTGCAACAACTTTTTCATAATGTTCATTATCTGTAATATCTTGTATGCAACTTGCTTCTATTTTATAATCAGGAAAATCATTTCTAATATATTCAGCTAACTTATCAGTTGCTGTAATAACTGCATTTCCTTTTCTATGATATTCTTTTAAAAACGGTTTACTTTCTTTATACTTCTCATCTGTTATAAATTTATTCTGTAAAGTAAGTTT